CATAAGCAGAAGGGGCTGCTGGATCCGGATGACCTTGGCAGCGTATCGAGCTATATCCAGGGCCATAGGCTCCAGGAACAGGCGAAGACGCAGCACGCCCGGACGATCGGGCGCGATGTCGAAGTAGACGCTTTTGGGGATCCTGTATAAGGAAAGAATCATGGGCTGTAATTCAACAACGAAATGCGAACCTGAACAGCAGGCGCAGCAGATACTCGATAGGATGGCGGAAATCATTGCGCATAATGAATGCCGGTGCACCGCCTATCCGGATTGCCCAGCACTGCAGAAAGTGGCGTTCATTGCGGCCAAGGTGCAGGTCGACAATGGCGTGCGGATGCTCACTGTAAAATAGACACTGAGGGGATCGGTATGAAGGGACTGGTGCTAAGTACCGTTGAGGGACAGTCACGGCGATTTGATTTGCTGTGCGAGGCCCTGGAAGTGGATACCGTGGAGGATACGTACACAGTGCGGGGACATCTTATGTGCTGGTTTGAGAAGTGGTCTGCGGATCCGGCGACCGACAGCGGGCTGCTGTGGGATGTCAGCGAACGGCAAATGGGACTGTGGGCGCACTGGTCCCGGCCGCTTGTCTTCGGCCGCGCGCTGGCGAAAGCTGGCTACGTATCTCCTATAGAGTCTATTTATCCTGCGGAACTGGTGAAGGGCCGACCGGGCTTTGTTGTGGCCGGCTATGAAAGCGGTGTCGCGCTGGATACGTCATGGAATGGGGTACATTATCGACGCACAAACGCTCAGGAGCTGGTACTATACCTGACCAATCCTAAGCAGCGTGCGCGGCAGATGGAGACCCTGGGGGTAGTCGTAGAGGACCTGGTGAAGGCCGGCAAGGTACCGGCTGACTGGGCTCCGCAACGTGGCGGTACCGGATCCGCTCAACAAAACGGTGAAGCCGGCAGGGATGGGCCCCAGCGCGGCCAGGGTATGGGGGGAGGTCTAGAGGATGGTCTAGACCCTGGTATAGACCCCTCTTTAAGACGTAAGAACGTAACCGTAAAAGAAAGTGATTTATCACAACGTGACGTTCCCTCCCCCGTACCCCCTCCCCGGCAGGACGGTACGGGAATGGGAAGGAAACCAAGGGAGAAAAGAAGAAAGTACCGGAATGATGCAAGCCACGGGACGCCCGGGACGGGCAATCACAAATCCTCGCAGATGCTGCTATTTGTGAGGGAAGAGAAATACAACAACCCCCTCGCATGCCTTCAGCAATTCGACGGTACGGATAAGGCCATGGGATTCTGGAAGAAAGCCGTTGATCGGGATGTGCAGGCCGTCATGCAGGTATTGGCCAACATGACGGAAACGGACGAGGCATGGGCGAAGATCATGAACCCAGCCGCTGTAGCAAGCTTCCGGCTGAAGGAGAAAGTTAAATGGTAGCTCTTATTCACGGTACGGGATACGCCTGCCGGGGAGGGGGTACGGGGGAGGGAAGATTCATTTTCAGGCCTGGGGATCGTTATTCAATACGTCATGCGGCCTATGCGTTGCGTGCTGGCAGGATCCCCGTTTACTCTCGCCTGTCTGCCAGCATGCCTTCTTGCCTGGTTGAGCGGCGGCAACCTGTAATAGGTCGCCCCGCCGCAAGCTTTCACGGAGCCATATCACTGTTCAGGAGTAAACCTAAAATGGAGGGCCGCGGCCGATGACCAGGAAAAAGAAACCAGCATCCAAGAGCAAGAAAAAGCGTACTGCCAAGGGCGGGGGCCCAGGCGTGTCTGTTGTGGAGGCAGTGCAGAATGCGAATGCACTGCGCGGCAGCCGCCGCACCATGTTCGATGACGGCGAGGCCGTACACTGGTGGTTTGAACTGAGCTATGCACAGTACCTGACCATCCCCAGGTCCGCACTCCAGAGTATGCCGGCAGAGTGGCAGCGCCGCTTTGTGGATTGCCTCTGCCAGCTGGACAATACGATCGACTGGCGGCCGAAGTCCGGTACCTACTGTGTTGAGCTGCGCGAGTTGGAAGATGTCCTGGATCCGGATGATCCTGACTTTCCGCAGCGCTGGGGCAAGACGCTCGAGGATCCGCTACAGGACTATGAGCGTGGATCCCGGGTGCTGCCATACCGAAAGGGCATCATCGAAGTGGATGAGGATACCGCGGCAGCCGCCAAGGCCGCCAGGTTTGTGCACTTCAGCCGCGACCAGCAGTATGGTGACTTTGCCGAGCACCCTGACACGGAGTGCACCGATGATGAGCTGCGCGATATCATGCGCCGCCAGGTAAACGACACCATCCCGGAGAACCGCCGGTGTCTGGTCGAGTGGGCCATTAAGCGAACCGACAAGAAGCTTTACGTGGCGTGGCTGTATCCCGGCAACCGCCGCACGTACGAGACCGCCCAGGAGCTTCTGGACGCATGCCTGGCCGCCCAGGACAAGGGGGACAAATAGCATGCCGCTGAAAAACTACACTTCGAAGATCCCGGCGAGCCAGTCAATCGTGTTCATTGAACGCAAGCTGGTGCTGAACGGTGCCCGCGATATCATGAAGCGCTACGATGACAACCAGCGTGTGTGTGCCATCATGTTTATCATTCCGATCGACGGCCGGGACATGCCCTTTAAGCTGCCCGCCCAGGTCGATGCCTGTGAACGTGTGCTGGAAGGGAACCTGTCCCCCAGGGCGGCCGCGGAAACCAGGAAGAAGATACCCGCCCAGGCTGAACGGACAGCCTGGAAGATCCTGGCGGACTGGGTAGACGCACAGATGGCCATGATCGAGCTGGCGCAGGTCGAGGTACTGGAGGTATTCCTGCCGTACGTCTATGACCATGCAAAGGAACAGACGTTTTTCGAGCAAGTGAAGCAGAAGAAGTACAGGGCCCTACTGCCATCCGGGGGTGCCGCGTGATAACGGACATTGCCATAGATCCATTTGTGCAGAATGACACCTGGACGTGCTTTGCCCGAGTCGCCGCGTGGATAACCGGCAGTCTGCTGCAGGAAGTATTTGACTTCATCGGCCACGATGGGAGCGGCGAGGATCCCACGGGCGTGCACCCGCATGGCGCCCGGGGATTCCATGACCAGGAGATACTGGCCTTCCTTCTGAGTCATGACTACATGCTGTCATTCACTGAGCTGCGCAGCGGCCCGGTACGCTGGAACCGGCACGCATTAGAAGCACAGCCCGAGTGTGTGCTGACAGTGCTGCAGCGCAAGCTGCTACGTGCTGACGGGTCACCGACCTACCACGCCATCTACTGGGACGGCCGCAGGCTACGGGACCCGGTAAGGCCCAATGAAGTGAACATTGAACCCTATGAAATCACCCACACCTGGACGGTACGCAAGCTCGAGCGCTACGCACCGTTCAGTATTTCCATCCGGCAGGGACAGGGGAGCATAACGAATGCCTAGAAGATGCAGAGACATTGAAGACCACGAATGGGTGCCATCCGACAACCCGCAACACGTTGGCGGGATGGTATGCCAGGTATGCGGGCTGGATCCAGAAGACGCAGCAATAGAGGACTATTGCGGGGAGCCAGAAACGTGCTGGCACTGCGGGGGCGATGGCGGCCATCACGATTGTGGGGAGGACACCTGTTGCTGCGCAGATCCAGAGATAAACGTGCCGTGCAACGTCTGCGGCGGGACTGGCGAGATTTAACGCTTAACGACAAGGAGTGTGAGGGATGATTGAGCGAATACTGTTTGTAGTTTGTAACGGATGCGGGTTGCGGGCAGAGATACCGAGAGGACCACTTCACACATATTTCAAGATCAAGGACGGAATGGGATGGGCAATAAGCCAAGACGGAGAAAAGCACTTGTGCCATAGATGCTGCATCCGCGACGTAACGACAGGGAGTGTGACGGATGGAGTGTAAGAGAATCCACGTTGGGGACAAGGTTAAGGTCAACGAAAACTCTGACTACTACCATGACTGGCGCGGTGAAGTCGTGGAGGTAATCGGAATCAATAAGTACCCCGGTAAGACCACATTGGACTACACGCTTGATGATGGAACGGCCGCTGGCTGTGACGGATGGCAGGAGTCAGAGCTTACAAAGATTCCCCAAGAAACGACAGAACGCGAGGGGTCATGAATACCAGCGCACGGATAGCACGATCACTTGAGAAGGCAACCGGGAAAATGGGTAAGCGGATCACCGTCAAGATGCGAGGGACGAAAGAGCTATCCCGGTTCATGCGTATGTTTCGGAAGGCTCAAAAGGACGGAACAAAGTCGCGGTTGCGGTACGGAGATTCACTACGCAACCCGACAGAACATGAGGACTGATGGGAAGTAAGCTAGTAAAGCTAAGCGAAGAGTGCCCGCAGTGTCACGGGTCAGGAATGGCCAGCATTGTAATTCAGGACACCCCGGATGGCGGCAAGCGCAAAGTGGAAATGCGCAAGCCGGGCACTCCCGGTTACGGGCCGTACTGCAAAGTGTGCGGGGGACTGACGGTCGTATCGAAGCGAACGAAGAAAGAGTTTGAAGCAGTACTGAGTCAGCCAGCATGACACCGCAGAACAGGGGGATAGGATGATAACAGACATTGCCATAGATCCATTCGTGCAGAATGACACCTGGACATGCTTTGCCCGGGTGGCGGCCTGGATAACCGGCAGCACGTTGCAGGAAGTCTTTGACTTCATCGGCCACGATGGGAGCGGTGAGGATCCCACCGGGGTACACCCGCATGGCGCCCGTGGATTCCATGACCAGGAGATACTGGCCTTTCTTCTCAATCACGATTACATGCTGTCATTCACTGAGCTGCGCAGTGGGCCAGTACGCTGGAACCGCCTAGCGCTGGAAGCCCAGCCTGAGTGCGTGCTGACCGTCCTACAACGCAAGCTGCTACGCGCAGACGGATCCCCGACCTATCACGCCATCTACTGGGACGGCCGCCGCCTGCGGGATCCGGTAAGGCCCAATGAAGTGAACATTGAGCCGTACGAAATCACCCACACCTGGACGGTGCGGAAACTTGAGCGCTACGCGCTGTTCAATCTTTCACTTCAGCAGTCACAACAACACGGAGGTAGCAGTAGATGAAGATTAACGGGAAGGCATTTGTAATAGGCCTGCTTATTGGCATTGTCGGATTCTTGACGGTTGACAGTATCCGCAGAGGACGCCAGGACGTTCAGCCGCCGCAGCCTGAAGTCACTACGCAGTGGGTGCTGACCGAGGCGCACACGGTTGGCCGGGACCAGAGCGTGTTTATCGAGTACGGCTACTGCAGCGACGGTATCCTGCGCTGGCGCTACAGCAACGTGGCGTGGCCGCCAGTGGAAGCCACTGAAAAACCAGTAGAAAAGCCACAGGGGCTGCCAGGCCCTCGAGCCGCCACCAGGAAATATCTTGACGGTAGTGGGCAGTAGCCAGTATCGTAATAGCAACGATTGACCAAACTACGGCGTAACACCAGGGAGTAAAGCGCCATGCCGAGCCAAGGGAAAAAGGGCCGGAAGGGGAAATCCGCCACGCGCAAACCTAAGCGCAAGACCAGTGCGAAACTCACCACGCTGCAGAAGCGCTTTTGTCGTGAGTATGTCGCGGATCCACGTGACGCTGCCGGTGCCCTGGACCGTGCCGGATCCAAAGGGACGCCGCAAGCTCGAGCGGTGACCGCGTCCCGATGGCTGAAGGAAGCTAAGATCAAGAAAGAGATTGCGCGACTGGAAGCCGCGGCCGACCAGACCAGTGGGAAGCGTGGTGCCATTTTCGATCCATCGCTGCCACTGAAAAAGCCGAAGTGGGAAGCATTTGTACTGGCCGTCTTCAATCAGCACGAACAGCAGAATTATGGTGAAGCTTACTTAGCCGCGGGCTACAAGCCAGGTACACGTGACGCTGCCAGCAAGATGGGATCGGCGCTCATGAAAAAACATGAAGTGTCTGAACGGCTGAAATGGTTACAGCAGCAGGCTGCCGATGAGAGCGTGGACACGGCCCGGGAGCGCAGCCAGAGATTGACCAGGATAGGCCGCCAGAACCTACTGAAGTACTTGCGTGAAGATGGGACGATGGACGTAGCGGGGATGAAGGCTGACGGGGTAGTGCTCACGCAGATAGACGTACAGGAGCTGCGCGTGAAGGGTGTTGAGGGCGCGCAGTGTATGCAACTGAAGTTCAAGACGCCGGACCCACTGCGGGCTGCGGAGATCCGCAACAAGATGGACGGCAGCAACGCCCCGGAGGAAGTCATACACAAGGGAGAGATCACGAACATGCCGCCTACGCCCAGGTCCATAGCGGAGTGGGAAGAGCAGGCGGCCGAAGCGCGTAAGAAGCACGAAGAGAGGCAAAGGAAGGAAGGAAGATCATGACTGAAGAGACCACAGCAGCAGCCGCCGATGCACAGGAAACCACAGACACGCCCCAGCCGCCGGCACCTAAAGAGCTGAAGGGCAAAGAGCCGTTGCCGCTGAGCGCTGAGCGCATGCGCACGGCCATTGAGAAGCTGGAGAACGTGGCCCACGGCGCCGCGGACACCATCCTGGAGCTGGCCGAAACATCGGACGCACCAGTGGTGCAGGTCCACGTGCGGTTTGGCCGTAAGACCGTGGAGCTGGACAGCGGGCACGGGCTGCCGGTGGACGCAGTGATCAACCTGCTGGGGGAACTGGCCAACGGTGCGCAGGAGCTGGCGGATGAACTGAAGGGGAAACTAGCGGAGCTGAGCGTGGAGCTGCCGGAAGAGAATGAACTGTAATCATGGCAAAGCTACTGGGAAAGACTGACGAACTGACTATCCTGTGTGTGCAAGAGCCTGAGCTGATCCGCGCGATCAAAGCGGACCTTGGGCCAGTCGCAGACACGCCATCGGAACAGACGCTGGCTGGTGCCTGCCGCGTGTACGCGGAATACGAGGTCCGGGACAAGAAAGGCGAGCTGAAAGTGCACGCCGCCCATGAGTTCTTCCTGCACCGGATCCCGGAAGGCAAGGAAATTGGCCCGTGCCTATGTCTCTCAATACTCGAGAAGCCACCGCAGGAGCGGCTGAAGTACTACACGAAGCACCTGACCAAGGCGCTGGAGGCAACGGACCGATAGCACACCTGCAGGCGTGCAGTAAATCTACTGGTGCATGGAATGAATGAGCTACTGGGAACCACAGCCCGGACCACAGGCAATCGCGTCGGTATGCCCGTGCGACTACACACTGTTTGGCGGCACGCGAGGCGGCGGCAAGTCGGACTGTCTACTGGGCCGGCAGCTGACGGGAGCGGAGCAGTGGGGTGCATCCTGGGCGGGGCTCATTGTCAGGCGGAAGTACAAGCAGTTTGCAGAAATGCGCCGGCGGATAGACGGGATGATCGCCCAGGGCCTGCCGTGCGAGCGGATAGGCGGGGACCAGCAGACGAACTACCTGCGGTTCAGGAACCGGGCACAGGTGGTCCTGGCGGGCGTGGAGAAAGCCGCGCAGCTGGACGATTTCCAGGGGCACGCATACGGGGAGATAAGCATAGATGAAGGGCCTACGTTTCCGTTCTTCAGCACGCTCATGGACAAGCTTAAAGGCTGCCTGCGCGCACCGACTGGGTACACGGGCCCGTGCCGGATGTTCGTCACGGGGAACCCGGGCGGCCCAGGACACTCCCAGGTCAAGTCTATCTTCATCGACCAGGCGCCAGCGGGGCAGGTGTTCTATGATGACGCAGGCGAGTCGTACGTGTATATCAAGAGCTTTCTGCGGGATAACCGGATTCACTGCGAGAATGATCCGAAGTATGCGCGCCGGCTGCAGTCGATTAAGGATCCAGCACTGCGCAAGGCGTGGCTGGACGGGGACTGGGACGTGTTTATCGGCCAGGCATTTGAATTCACCAGGACGTACCACGTCATCGACCCGCTCCCGGTACCCAAGCACGCCCAGCTATGGTTCACGTTTGACTGGGGGTTTGGGGCACCGTTCAGCGTGGGCTGGTGGTGGATGGATGGTGACGGCCGGCTGTATCGTTTTGCTGAGTGGTACGGCTGTGGGGAGCAGCCCAACACAGGCCTGCGGATTCCAGCGTCCGGGATTGCTGAAGGGATCCTGGAGCGGGAAATGCAGCTGGGAATCAGTAAGCGCAAGATCCTGCGGCTGGCGGGACATGATTGCTTCTCGAAGCAGCCAAACTTCATGGGCGGCGGCCAGGGTGCGGCCGTGTCTACCATCTTCGCGGACTACGGGATCATTCTCAAAAAGGGTGACTCAAGCCGCCTGCAGAAGATCCAGCAATTCAGAGAGCGAATCAGGCTCAAGCGCGACGAGAATGACGAAGTCATTGAACCGCCTATGCTGCTGGTCTACAAGACGTGCAAGCACTTCATCCGGACCATCCCGGCGCTGTGCAATGATGAGGATGACCCGGAAGACGTGGACACTGAGCAGGAAGACCATATCTATGACGAAGCCTGTCACGTGTGCATGGACCGGCCGCTGGCCGTCGACAACAGTTTCAGGGGAGCGAATGCAGAGAGTGGAGCGGTGTAACGATCGGAGCGAACCATGCCAAGCATAGCACCCAAAACCTACGGAGACATCAGCCCCGGGGCTATACGCCCAATGATGCAGGCGCTTGGATCCGGCGCATACCCAGGGGAGCGGGTCGAAGTGGTAGACGATACGGCCCGGTGCCGCATATGCGGTCATCTATTCCCGCCAGGCTATCTTGGCTACTCATACGACGATGGCGTGTGCGCCAGCGCGGCGTGCGTGTTCGAGAAGCTACGCGAGGAACTGGAGTATGACGAGGGATTTGAAGAGCGCCTGCAGGACGTGCTGCCCGGGTATCGACTCGGCCCCATCATCATGAGCGACTGGATATTTAGACTGGACGATGAAAGCGAAGAGGCAGCGGCCTGTGCGATAACGCCCACGGTACGGGGGCCGGTGTAGAATTGGTGTAGAAACGGTGGCAGAAATACACCGGAAAAAGGCGCACGGCGTGTAAAGTGGTGTAGATATCGGTGTATATCGGTGTAACCGGAGAAAGGGACAGGATGAAGACAAGATTCCATAAAGCATGCAAGCGGTGCAACCGGTTTGAACGGCCGGGCGTGCCATTCCTGGAGTTTGATCTGTGCATGGACAAATCGTGCATCACAGAAGAGCTGCACGAGCTGCGCTACAAGGTCAAGTGCTACTCTCACCTTGAGGCACAGCTAAACGACCGCGAGACAAAGCGCTGGCAAGCACAGCTGCACGCAGAAAAGAACGCGGAGGCCCTGGCCGCCGTACTAGATGAACCCACCTTGCCATGGTGGAAGCGCGGGCTGTGGAAAGCCCGGCTACGTGGCGTCAGACGTATCCTTGCAGTGCACCGCCAGCTGGGCGCATATGACAACGGATTTGAGCACCAGGCGGAAGCCATGGAAGACGAACCACAAAGCGAGGGACAGGATGATAAGCAAGATTGAAGAACCGACCATGCAGGAGCTATACCTGGTCACGGGGGCCTGGGTGATAGCGGAGGTCCGGCCGCACCCGGACAAGAAGAAGATCATACTGCAGGATCCGCTGAAGGTCCGGCAGGTGCGCGTGCGTGGCCAGGGGCTGGCCCTGGAGATTCAGCCGCTTATCCCGGCGTCCGGTCCGGGATCCGCGCTGGAGCTCCCGAAGGATGCAGTGGTAGTACCGATGGAAGCCAGGCCGAACCTGGTCAAAGAATGGTGCAAGGCCGCTGGCCGTCCGTACGTTGAGCCTATTCACATGATGCCGCCGGATCCGGCAGGTGGAAACTGATGGAATACCCAGGAGAAGAGCTAATATACTGGTTTGTCAGGCGCATGCGATGCACAGAGTTTGAACTGGGGGAGTCCGTTCCCCTGGCTATGCAGCTTGAAACAGGGAAACTGCCAACCCAAGACATGAAACTGGAGGGACTGAACTGGGCTGCCAAGAACAAGAGCGCAATTCGTCTGGTAGTGGGCGCACTGCAGCACGGCTTCATCACCAATGGGATGAGCCGCGAGGAAACAAGGAGCGGAATTCAAAAGTACATGCCGGCGCCCGTCGTGCGACTTAACAAGGCGCTCGAGGAAATCCACTGGGCACTGGTGCCGATACGTTTACGTCCTGGGCACTGGCGCGTTATCGACGATGACAACAAAGAAACTTGGGTGAGGGTAAGCCGCACGCTGTTGGCTATCCACGCACAGCCTGGAGGCACTGCATATCTAGAGCTAACTGGGGCCATAATGGAGGTATGCGTACACAAGAATGGCCTCACTGTCCGAAGCCGATTAAACCCAGGCAACATGGTAACGCTGCACAACCACGATGCACCGTTTGAAGTGCGAAAAGCCAAGGGGGAAACTGAGCGATGAAACGAAGGAACTTTTTAGGCATGATGGCTGCCGCGCCCGTAGCAGGCCTAGCAATATCGAAGTGCCAAGCTGGAGAAGACCAGGTGGGTGCATTGCGTCAGCGGCCATACTCGCGTACGCAAAGGGGCAAGCTGTGTGCGAAGTACAACTGCACGCCACGGGAACTGGGCTTTGCGATGGCACGGACGCCTGGCCACGGCGGCCGGATTTGCAGCGCAGAAAGGTGGGCGAAGCAACACCCGGTGGCCTTTGGCGAAATAGTGCGTCGGGTCAAGGTGGCAACAAGAAAGTAGAGGCATAACGATGGCGGGTAAGGTAATCAAAGCGGCGGTGATGGTCGGGCGCCTGACGTGCATAGGGGAGCGCCATGCAGATATCATGCTGCGCCTGGTGAAGGCAGGCGTGCGTAAGATAGTCATGCAGGATGACCAAGGATTCATCGACGCGGACGGGGAATGGCTGACACGGGAAGAGGCGTACCAACGTGCAGTGGCCTGCGGACAGATTGAAGATGAATACGAACCCAAGAAACTGTTATCTGGAATGGTATGGTAGAAAGGTCGGGACTATGAAGTACGTAAGCAAGCGAACAGAGATAGACGCAATCCGGTTTGACGGCGAGAACGTGGAAGATATCGCGCACTTCCTGGGCAGTCAGGTACCGACGATCGAAGACGGGTACCTTATGCTGCAGCTGCAGGGCGGCGAGATTGGCGTGGCCAAGGGTCACTACATTGTCCGGGACTGCGCGGGCACGATCGGCTACTGCCGGGCAGACCCATTCCAGGAGTGCTATGAGCCGGTGGAAGAACAGACGGCTGAAGCGGTCCCCAACAGCGGCGCCCTGAAGATCATGCAGGAGCGAACCCGGCAGATGGAGCGCGAAGGCTTTACAGCTGACCATGACAAGGGGCACGCGCCCGGAGTGATGGCGCAGGCTGCTGGGTGCTACATTGGCGATGCACTTCTGGAGGCGCAGCTGACCGCCGAGCAGCGCGAGAAGACGCATATAACACGCGGCCTTGCCCCGATGGGCTGGCCCTGGGCAGACGAGTGGTGGAAGCCGACGCCCGGGGATCCGATCCGGCAGCTGGTGAAGGCTGGCGCGTTGATCGCCGCGGAGATTGACAGGCTCTTGGAGGAAAAGAAGATGGGAGAGCTGGTCCAGGAAGCAACAGACACGCTGGACGGTCAACCGCTTGTGAACAACAAAGACCTGAAGGAATGCGGCGATGAAGCGTAGATCGTTCCTGAAATTCATGGGGCTGGGAGTGGCTGCTACGGCGCTGCCGCCCAGGCCGTTCACGCCAGTCCAACGCAAGACGGCAAAGTACCACTGGGTGCGGTTCCACGGAAAGAAGTGCGCAGTGGATCCACGTCTCGTGGTGCTTTCAGTCAACGGCGAAGTACTGGAGATCAAGCGGGGAATAATTGTGGCCATCCCAACAGCGCATAAGCGCTTGGCCCAAGACTCACTACAGCGAGATAATCCAGAGGGTCTACGGGTACCATTTGCCTTCGACTAGAGGAATTCAGGAACCAGCTGAGAGGATGAGCGCCATGGACCGCCTAACAACTGCAGAACAATGCGTACTGGGCCAAATCGCTTCCGATGAATCGCTGACACTTGGGCCGCGGGATGACCGGCTAGGGGTAGCGGCCATGCTGGCTAAAAAGGGACTTGTCCAAATAACGCAGCACGCTATGGCCCTGACTTCAACAGTCACGCTGACAGGCAACGGCATCGCTTACTGCCGTCAACACCTGCGCCAGCGAGGCCCGGAAGACACCTGCGCGCCAAGTGAGCCAGACGAAGACCGCTTGGACACGGTCGCCAAGATGACAGTGGAAGCGGCCAACGCTATGCTGACGGGACAAGAGAGTACCGCACTAACGATGGCCCTGCGCGGGATGCTGCTGCTGGTTCAGGAGCTCAGGGCCGTGCGCGACAAGGAAGGATGAACAAGACCGTGACCAGGCTACTGCTGCTGGCAGGCTTTGCCTGCATTCCGGTCTTCTGGATTATGGGCGTTATCACACACGGCTGGATGGCCAGCTGGCTACATTCATGGAGGGGGGGAGCGTGAACAGGAAAGAATCAGAGCAGGCATATCGGGACTACGTTAAGCAGCACGTCGTTGACGTGCAGGCGGTGTGGGCAGCACTGCAGCCGCTGTGTACGGGGGAAGCCTACATGCCAGAAGCGTATGCGTTTGCGATCAACGCACAGATTGAGTGCCACGACGGCAGCAAGCTGGGCATGAATGAGTTTGAGGGATACCGCCAGTGGTTTTACCCGGCGGTTCAGGAAATGAAGATCAAGGCAGACTTTGACCTGGCGTGGAACCATCACCAGAAGCACAACCCACACCATTGGCAGTACTGGATCATGTGGCAGCCTGACGAATCAAAGGTCCTTCCCATGCCGTTCTGCTACATCATCGAAATGCTTTGCGACTGGGGTGGCATGTCCGTGAAGTTTGGGGACAGCCCGACGCAGTTCTATGACAAGAACAAAGACACGATGCTGCTGCATGGCACCACGAAACAAACGATCGGGTTCTGGCTCCGTTACGTGGAGTGCGCTGTAGCCAAGGTGAAGGCTGCGCGGGCAGGGAAAAGAACGTGATGGAACTGCCATACCACTACTGGGCACGAATATGCATGGAATTCGGACGGATCCTGTGCCGGAACAATATGCACCTGTGGTCCCGGGCGACGATCGCCGGGGAGTCACTGGTATTCACGGTGCGCTACTGTCACCGCTGCCGCACGCTCGAGCTACGGAACCGAAGCGGTGCGTGGCTGCCGATGACCAAGTGTTTCCAGGGGCCCGTCGCGGAGTGGGAGCAGCAGCAATTCTGTGACGCTGCCCTGAAGTACTGTGTGGAGAGCGTGCAAGACAAGAGCCTGCACGATGACCGGTGCCAGTCCCGGAAGGGCGGGGAATGTAACTGCGCGATCGCAGCGCTTCGAATGAACAAGCAGAACTGAGACTTTCCGCATGGCTGATCGAATAAAAAGACGGTTGTTGACCAACCACACGATGAAGGAACAGCGCCCAGGGCGTAACACCTTTCTGAGTGGACTACAATTCCCCTGGGAGTTCCAGGGGTGCAGCCATGCGGGATTAACCAAAGGAGCAAGATGGGCGGCATAGCACCTGAAGATATCGGGAAGTCAGTCAAGGTCCCACGGGAGTGGGTTGAAGGCGAGACTGTAGCAAGAGCAAAGTGTAACCGCTGCGGAAACCGTATGGCGTTACAGGCGGACGGGACGTTCCCCGAGCACGGAGTACTATTCGCTGGAAAGTGCGCAGGATCCAACCAGAAGCCAGCGACTCAACCGAAAGGAACACCATGAACATCATAGGCAAGATCCTAGCGGCACCGGTCAGGCTGGTGAACGCACCGTTACGAATCATCGAAGACGCACTGTACGACGGCAAATGCCCGGAGGGTGAGCGGATGCCCAGCGTACCGCTGGATCGACTGGCGGACGGGATCGAGAAGGGGACGCGGTACGTCCTGACCGGGAAGAAGAGATAAAGCGAAAGGCTGGTGGTAGATGTTCCAAAGACTGAAGGCAAAACTGGAAGAGCGCCGGCAGGACAAAAAAAAGCGCAAGCTTTACGAACAGCGGGAGCGCCGGCTATACAAGCTGGGCGGCGGATGGGGCAACAAGATTAGCTTCTGTGAGTTTGAAGCAGGCAAAGCAGTCCAACGGGTACACGGATTCAAGCACAGGATCCCCAAGGTAGGTGATGTACTGCAGACTCCGATGAACAGCGGGAAGCCAGGCTACTGGATGTTCACGGAGATTGAGCCATGCCGGGATCCCCGAGATATGTTCTTTGCCACCATTCAGGCGCTGGGGTACGAAGACGAGGGGGACGCCCGTGACATCCTGCCCCAGGTCACTGAGTTTGACTCGCAGGTGGATGATGTACCGGCATACCTGACCATGAGCCGGGATGAGTATTACCAGAAGAAAGACACCGGGCTGTTACACCTGGCCTGAGAAGGAAGCGATGAGAAGATACGCCGATGAACAAGGCAACCTGAGTTTGGGTGAAGGCGACTACGGGATGGACAGCCACGGCGTGTGGCTGGTCAGGCCACCAGGCTGCCATGCTGGCAGGATCCCGCACCACAAGGTGACTGTGCACCTGGACGGGACAATCACCGTAACCCCGTCGATCGTGCTGGATGATGGCGAGAAGAAGTGGCACGGCTGGCTGACCAAAGGCGTATGGAGGGAGTGCTGATACAATGCCAATATGCAACAGTTGTGAATGCGAGTTTGACGTAGAGACAGCCCCGGGGGCTTTGATGTTTGGGCATCCGGCAACAGTCAAGGAAGCCGTACCCGTCTGGAAAGCACACCTATGCCAAGCGTGTGAAGCCGCAATCTTGGCGGACTGGAAGCGCAAGCCGCTGATCACTCGAAGCGCAAAGCAGTGCACACAATGCGGCAGCCATGACTTGCGAATACGGTTCCAAAGGCAGGGCATGCTGATAACGTCAACAGGGAGGTCTCGGCATCCAAGCGAGCTTGTCAGGTCTTCAGAATATGACTTCTACTGGACCCACACCGTAGAAACAAACCATAATCATGTCACGTGTAGATGCTGTGGATATGACTGGCGAGAGACTGCAGACGTAACGAACAAGCCCAACAGGGCAGAAAGGTAGGGAAACATGACGGAACTGAACCAGGGGACCAGCGAACAGTCGGGGAAGCAACTGGCGGTATGGAGCCTCATGATGGCGCTGCTGGCGATTCTGCTGTGTGGACTGAACCTGATGGAGACCGAAAAGGTGCGGGAGAAGATCGTAAGCAAACCGAAAACGATCCACTTCCCGAACCGGGCGTCAACGATCGAGCAGATGGGCTGGAGCCGTAAGGCAGGGATTGATGACCAGCCGATGATCGCTTACACGTTCACAGATTCAGCTGAAGAGACCGACGCCGTCCTGGTGTTTGATTTCTGTAGCGATGGGGTCCTGCGCTGGCATCACGTGACGGCCAAGGAATTCTCCATCCTGACGAAGTTGCGGGACCAGCAGCGCGACCGCCAGGCAGCGATGATGCAGCAGATGCGCCGGCCGCCGGCGCCGAAGCCGCCAGCACCTAAGACACCGCCGGCAAAGGATCCGCCGAAGAGTGACAAGCCGAAGAAATAGGAAATACGTAGCGGTAGCTCAACTGGGAGAGCGCCGGTCTCCAAAACCGGAAGATGCAGGTTCGACGCCTGCCCGCTACGCCAACGGAGAGTAACCGCCATGGATAAGATCGTACGGCCGGACAAGGCCAGCCAGAACCTGAAGCGGCAAACGACAACGCTTATCACGGGAAAAAAGGTCCTGGGGGAATTCTACATAAGGGGCGGTATTTGCTGGCCAATAGCGGTAAACCGCGGCGACAGCACGGCCATCACCGGGTTCGCCATCCTGCTGGGACTTGACATCGAAACCGAAAAAGCGTATGTTTTCGAGGAAAGGTCATTTGTATGCATCGACCACGTGCTGACTGAGAAAGGTGCGATCGAGTATGAAGGCATATCCGCTTGGTTCAATATGTGTTGGCAGCGGTACTTTGGCCAGAAGTTCTACTACCACCAGGAACCCCTCACCCACAGGAAGTTTCGCGCTCAGGTCCAGAAGTCAACTATGATCCAGCCGAAGCCGCGGTTCATCCAGGCCAAGTGGCAGAATGACGCGCAAGCGGCACACACGTATTGGGAGCGGCAGAACCTGAACAGGATATTCTACCGAAAAGATGAAGAGCTACACAAAAGCCTGCAGAACTATGACGTTGACCCAAGCCGGCCGAACCCGGCCGCCCATGCGCTGCTGGCTGCGCTTGTCGGACTTGATCATCACCGATGGAAGGAACCGCCGCCCGAACGGATCGGGTACGACTTTTAAATAACCAGGTCCGCCCGGGTCGCTCCCGGTCAGGATCCAACGAACAGAGGAACCCAGCTGGTGCAACTCACCGCTGGGTTTTTTGCATGAAAGGATACAGACCATGCCGAAGCTCGTAAGCATGAAGAAGCCGAAGAAGACCAAGAAGGAAATGGAAACCGCTTGTTCACCCATGATGGAACAGGAAAAGTACCCCTACGGTCTGCGCATCACGTTTCACGAAGACGAGATCAAGAAGCTTCCCGGCTTAAAGAAGCTGAAAGCTGGCGACATGGTCCAGCTGGCCGGCAAAGGCAAAGTCAAAGTGGTCGAGGTCCGGGACACGGATGACGAAAGCAGAAGCAGCCAGCGCGTCGAGATTCAGCTGCATGACGTAGCCGTGGAGCCCGCCAGCAACTCCGACTACGGCGCCGGCTTCGATGACCAGTCCAGCGACAAGAAGTAGACCTGCGCGAACCGCAACGAGAGGGTGAGCTATGGGTGACAATGACCGCGTGACAGACCTGGCAGCATTCGTAAAGCGCCGGTACGAAGAGTCGAAGAAGAACCGCAAGTCGATCATTGAGAAGATGGCCAAGAACCGCGAGGCCTTCCTGGGCCTGGCGGATAACCACTTCAAGAAGAGCAATACTGAAGACTGGCGCAGCAACGATGTCACGAACCACACGCGCCAGAAAGTCACCTGGGCCATTGCCATCCTGGTAGACATGGTGCTGCAGGGCGGCCGCTTCCCGTTCATGATTATCCCGGAGTCGGATGCATCCATAACCGAGCAGCAGCTGCCCGAGGATTGGCAGCAGCAGCTGGACAAAGATCGTGATGACCTGAAGAAGCTGATTGACCGCTGGCTGGATGAAAGCGAAGCGGACAAGAACTTTGCGCTGAATGCCTTTGCCGGTGCGTTGCACGGTGAAACCTTTGCCAAAAAGGTCATCATCGAAGTGGAACGGCCGGGATACCGCCCGAGCCTACCAGAGAACGTCAGCGACCTGAGCCGCATAGACCTGGACAACATCCCATACGAACGGTACGTGGATATCTACGAGCAACCCGGCTGGGAGTTCGTATCCGGATGGACCGTGCTCTATGACAGCGAGGCCCCGGACATGGTCAGCGGCGACTTCCAGGGGCAGTACGCCCTTGTGTCCCCGTACTGGCTCAACAAGTTCAAGGGTGAGGCATTCTGGAATGACGATGCCATAGACAAGGTCATATCCAAGGCCCACCGCGAAGCAGCGGGTCAGGAAACCAAGCTACAGGACGAAGAGCTACCGCCGTACATGCGGGACATTGAGAACCGCAAGAAGAGCATCCTGCATATTGAGTACTGGGGACTGGCGCCCAAAGAGCTCGTCGAGAAGTACCTGAGAGCCCGGGCGATGAAGGAAGGCAAGGACCCCCAGCTGGAAGGGTCAGCAAAGGAACCGCTGGCCACCGACTCCAACAGGCAGGAACACTCCGCCGAAATGGTCGAATGCATGGTGACCTGCAGTGACGGCGAGATAACGCGCTACGCACCCACAGAGCGCCGTGACCGTCCTATCATCCAGGGATACTGGCAGCGCCGGCTTGAAGAGCAGGGCGGCATGAGCGTGGCCGATAACTGCGAGTCGATGCAAAAGGTTTTGGATACAGCACTCCGTGGTCTGATCGACAACAAGCATATGGCCGGATCCACTATCCTTGCGACAAAGGATGAGTATTTCCTGAACAGGCTGGACCGGATATTCCCGGGCATGCGCCTGCGCCTGAGTGAAGACTGCGAAGACGCGCGCCAAGCATTGCAGCAGGTGAGGATCGCAGACGTAGGGGAAGCGTGGGTATCCCTGATTAACCTGGCGTCCTCATTCTTGGAAGAGGACAGCATGATCCCGCGCGCGTCCCAGGGTCTGCCGGGCAAGAAAGACGAGACCGCGTTTGCCGCGGGGATCCGTGCGGAGCAGTCCGGCAAGTACATGGGCCAAGTGGTCAAGAACTACGACGAAATGATAGAGGGAATGCTGGAGCATTACGTAGATGTCGCTATCATGGATCCAGACATCCAGGAAGGCCGCGGCAGTTACACCGTGAAGGCCCTGGGCTTCTCCAGCTTCCAGGCGCGCCTGCAGCGTATCGAGAAGCTGACCAGGTTCATGGAACTGATTATGCAGCACCCACAGCTGCGCGAACGCTACAAGATTGATGACATGGTCACGGAGATAGGCAAGATGCTTGACCTGGATCCTGCGCAGTTTGAGTACAGCGAGACTGAGCGCATGGCCAACGAGAGAAAGGGCAACCCCGTCGAAGAGGCGACCCTGGAGAAGCTGCAAGCGGAAATAGAGAAGACCCAGGCAGAGACTGAGAAGGCCCAAGCCCAGGCCGAAAACGAGCGTGCCGCCACGCAGGCCACCGTCATGGAGTCACGCCAAAAAGCCCTTGAAACCACTGGGAAACTGCTGCAATCGCTGGAGCCGCCGGCCCCCGCGGTGCCCCCGGGAACGGTGATTCAGACAGAGGAAGTGGCCGCGTAGTGTTTTTTTACTTGTCACGATACAACATATGGTATAGTTTAATGTCCTATTGAGGATAGGGACGGGGCCGGTAAGTCGCTCTTACCGCCTGGCAGAAGACAAGCTCAATCTGGTGCACCAGCCGGATTGGGCTTTTTGTTTGCACCCGTCCCGAGGCCTCTGACACTGGAACAGAATGAACAACAACATCATTCAGCAAGCACTCAAGCCAGACGAGATCCTGGAGCTTAGCAAACTGGACCAGATAGGTCCCGGCAAAGCTCTATTGAAACTTGCAGCCTTTGAGCGCGACCGCCGACGCAAGACCAACGAGGAAAAGCCCGCCATCAGCGATGACATCGCCCGGGACTGGCGTACGATAAGCGGAAGAGTCGCGGCGCTCAATGAAGTGCTTGATAGTCCAGCACGCGCAAAGAAGATCAACGCCGAAGTAAACAAAGGAAAGGGACCCCACTCATGAAGAAACTCCACCGCATGTACCAGACCGCCGCCGCATTCATCCTGCTCATTTGCATGATGGCGTGCATCAGCCCGCTGCACGCAGAAATCATCACGCATGACGTGACCTATAAAGGCCGCGTCTGGTTCAACAAGGGATGTATCATGGACATCCGGGGAACCTGGCGGATCGGTGGCACCACGGTCAACGCGACGGCCGCCCAGCTGAACCAGCTTTACAGTGGCGCGCTCGAGGCCGACACGGTCTCAGAGAGCACGTCCGGCGCCGGCGTCACCGTCGACGGCGTGAAGATGAAGGACAATGATATTGTCCATGCCGGCACAGTGGGTACAGCGCTGTGGGCCGGATCCTACATTGCCGCAGAGCCGCAGGACTACTACGAGTTCATGGATGACTTCTTTACCGCCGGCTACATTGCCAACGCCGCGGATACGAACACCGCCGGACTCACGATCCTGAAGGGCGGGAAGTTTTCCGAAGCGGCCGACCATGCCGGATGGCTGGTCAGCGTGACCGACGGTGACAGCGATGAAGGCGAGACCATTGTGGTTGCCGATGACGCCGCGGGCGGCATCCTGGTCATCACGTGTAACGACAAGGCCGACGATGCCGTACAGGCACAAATGAACGGCGAGTCATTCGCAGTGACCACAACCAAGGACCTATGGTTTGAAGCGCGTATCGCCATCGAGGACGTAAGCGAAGACACCGCCTTTGTCGGTCTGACCGTCGCAGACACGGACATCCTGGGAAGCCTGGGAAATGACTTCATGGGCTTCTACATGGACCAGTCCGCTGTCCTGCAGTACCAGCAGGCCAAGAACGGAACGATTACCACGAACACCGTCACCACGAACCTGCTGGATGCAACGTTCGTACGTGTGGGCGTGTACGCGGATGGATCCGTGAGTAACAGCTACGTGTACCTGAACGGCACGTGCATTGCCACGAACGCTGCATCCGCCACGCTTCCCAATGATGAAGCGCTTTCCCCGGCCCTGGCGATCCTGACCACGGACACAGGCGCGGACTATCTCAAAGCTGACTATATGAAAATCCAGGCAACCCGGTAACGGGAAGCCGTAAGAAGGCGCACACTGTAACAGGAGACTGAGCATGGCCAAGGACAAAGACGCACCTACTGCTGACCCGAAACCGGAAACGCCAGAACCTTCCGCAGGTCCCGCGACCGCCGGCGAAGGCGCACCTACGCCCCCGCCCCCGGAACCGCCTGACCAGCCCCCTGAGCCGAAACCGGAGAAGCCGAAACCCCAGCCGAAGAAGGCTGAGCCCAAGCCCGACACCAACCCGGTGAAGGTCCTGCATGAGGGCGGCAAGGACAGTGAGCGCGTGACCGTCATGAACCTTGGCACGCTTGGATCCATTATCAAGATCGGTGACGTTGCAGTGTTTGCGCCTGTCATCATCACGGGGATGAAGGGCAATACGCCCATTTGCAAGGCGGTCTGAGTAGGCCGCAATCTGTCGTTTGGGATAAAGGGGAACACTAGAAACTCCAACGAACGGAGAATAGGGATGAAAAACATACTGAGAATGTTTGCTGGCCCAGGGGACGTGCTGCCGGCAAGTGAAGAAAGCGACGATGACGAGTACGGTTCCGGGTTCGATGGTAACCTGGACGGCGAAGAGGCCAAGCCAAAGGAAGAGCCAGCCCCCGCGCCGGCCCCTGCGGATCCTCCGCCAGAACCAAACGCAGACCCGGCCCCCGCGGCCGCAGCACCTGCAGCCCCCGCACCAGAGGGTGACGAGTCTGGTGCCCCAAAGGATGACCCCGAAGCCGTAAAGGCGATCGAGGAAGCGACCGAGGCAGCCCAGGGTGCCAAGGAAGCCGCAGACGCCGCGCAGAGGCGCGTAGACAGCCTGGGGGATGACACCAGTGCTAAAGACAAGGCAGACGCCCAGCAGGCGCTTGAAGCGGCCACACAGGCCAGCCAGGAAGCCGATGCAGGCCTGAAAAAACTTACGGGTGAGTCAGGAGCCGACAAGCTGAAGGCTGCTGAAGAGTATGCGACCCAGCAGGCCGAAGCCGCCGAAGCTGCGGCCGTCGAAGCCGTCCTGCAGGAAGTCGAGAAGGTACACCCGTCCGCCAGGCAGACTGTGCAGACCCCCGCTTTCCTCAACTGGGTAGCAACCCAGGACCAGGAGACCCAGCGGAAGGTCTACGCCGGCAGTGCCCAGGAAGGCATCGAAGTACTGAATGCCTATGCCGAGTCGAACAAGCAGGAAGATAAGAAGCCGACGCCCTTAACGGATGAGGACCTGCTGGCGATCGAGATTGAGGGTGAAGACGGGAAGAAGACCACGCTGAAGAGCCTGATTGAGGGCGAGGATGATGACGGCTATGGCAACGAGATCCTGCAGCTGGTCAAAGCGGTCAGCCAGGCGATGGTGGCCAGCCAGGTCAGCGGGATTAACCAGGTAGATCCGCAGATGCTCAACCAGTACCAGGCCCAGCTGGCGTCCCAGGCTGAAGAGATTGCGGAACTGAAGTTTGATCGGCAGATTCGAGGCAAGCATGCCGACTACCATGCGATCGAAGCGTCCGACGCATACCGGAAAGAGTGGCTGCCAAAGCAGTCCGAGCGGATCCAGGAGATTGCGACCAGTTACGATGTTGACGGCGTAGCGATGGTCATAGACGCCTACAAAGCTCAGCAGGTCAAGAAAGGTGCCGCGGAAAGCCGTACAGAAACGCAGCGCACCCGGGACCTGCACAGCAGTACGCTACGGAAGCAAACAGGACAGAAGAAATCCCCAAGTGCGGAGAGCGATGACTATGACGGCGGATTTGAACAGCAAGCCCAACCCGCCGCGTAATATGGGCAGGGGTACGGAAGTGTCCCTGCTGCCAACGATTAAGGTAGAACTGGAAAATGATTACAAGTGCCCATCTTGCGGCAAACTGCTATTCAAAGGCAGGCTTGCACCAGGATCCTCTCTCGAGGTCCTGTGTACGCGCCGGCCACGCAAGCGGTGCAACCGGTATATCAAGTTCCAGTCTATGTAGGTAGAGAAAGCAGCCAGATGACCAGAAGGCTCCAGGAAGCCTCCGTGTGTTGGCACCAAACAGCAGAGGGAGGGAGAACAGCATGAATGGAGTAGGACTCAGAATGGGGTCAGGTGCAAACCTGAACACGTACGGGGACATTTCCCCGAACACAGCTGGCGGGCTCGAAGCAACCATGCTTCGCGTAGCCGCACCGCGGGCAGTCACAGCGCGCTTCGCGCAGGTCGACGAAATGCCCATGAACAAGGGTAACACCAAGACGTACCGGCGCTACCACTCGCTGCCGCCGGCGACGGCACCTTTGGCTGATGGCGTGACGCCTGCTGGCCAGAGAATCACCTACGATGACCTGGAAGTGGTCCTGGAAGAGTACGGTGACTATGTACCCCTGACCAACCGCGTGAAGGACCTGCACACGGATCCCGTGCTGCAGACGATGTCCAAGCGCTGCGGTGACCAGATTGTGGATACCACGGAGCTGGTGAACATCGAAGTGCTCAAAGGTGGCACGAACGTAGTCTACGCCGCCGGCGTGGCTGGCCGTTCATCCATTGTGTCCGCCGTGACCCGGAGTGACTTCAGGCTGGCAGAGCGCGCCCTGCACAACCAGCGCGCAGACGTAATCAGTGAGATCATTAAGGCAACGCCGAAGATCGCCACTGAGCCCGTCGCAGAGGCATTCTTTGCGATGACGCACACGGACATGAAGGCCGATATCGAGAACGTACAGGGGTTCACGCCCGTCGAGAAGTACGCCGATTCGGACGGCAAGATCAAGTACGAGATCGGCAAAGTCGGTAGCGTGCGGATCCTGGCCACCAACAACTTCACGCCCTGGGCGGCCGCTGGCGGTAACAGCGCCACACTGCTTGCCAATGGAGCGGACCCCGCTTCGGCAACAGCGTGCGATGTTTACCCCATCATCATTGTTGGCAAGGACGCCTATGGAACGGTTCCGCTGCGCGGCAAGCGCAACGTGAAGCCGCGTGTGCTGCAGCCTGATACCCCGCGTGGTGGTGACCCCATCGGACAGCGCGGAAGTGTTGGCTGGAACAAGTACCATGCGTGCCTGATTCTGAACCAGCTGTGGATGATCCGGATTGAAACCGGTTGTACCGCAGTGCCCGATTGATCGGACACTGAGCGCGTAAGCGCAAAGAGAGATTGAGCCAAAAACGAGAACTCAAATAGGAGTGAAGATCAATGAGGAAAGTATCAGGAACATTTAACGGCACGGGCGCAGGTGTATATATCTGCTGTGGCTTCCTTCCCGACGCCGTTAGGATCTATGGCGCCGAGGATGCAGAAGCTGCCACCCTCGAGTGGAACCGCAACATGCGTGCCGCGGAAATGGTTGAAGGCCTTATCCGTCACGGCACAGGTCAGGCCCCGACACTGCTGACCGCCGGCACGGGCGTCCGTCCGTACATCGGCGGCGACCTGCTCACGTCAACCCTGCAGACCAGTGTGGTCTACGGTGAAGGCGTCTACCAGGTCCGCATCCAGCGGGACTACCGTTTCGCTGACCAGGATGCCGACAGCGTCGACATTAACGAGTGGACGCTGGACACAGCCGGCAGCCGCAGTGGCAAGTTCAATGCCGACGTTGCCAGCACCGCCGTCCATATCGGTGAGGGTAGCCCCATCCAGATTGGCGATGACCAGAGCAAGGAATGGTTCATCATCGAGTCTGTAACTGCAGGACAGGGCAAGTCAGATGACGAAGTAGTGTTGAACTACGCCGCACCCAGCGGCACCGTGTATGCCATCCGTGGCATGTACGATTTCAACGCCCTGGCAGTTGGCCGCGTCACACCGGCTGGCTTCTACCTGGCGACCACCACGGATATCAACGTGGATGGCGAGATGCAGTGCTTCGAGGCCGAGCAGTGGGATAACGACTAAGAAGACAACCGGGGGAGTGCGGCAGGAGAAGCCGCACTCCCTTTCCACCAGTAGCAACACGAAAGAAAAGAGGGAACAATGCCTGACATTAGGGAAAGTCGAGAGCTGATACTGACGAATGCGAACGAGCCGTTCAAGACCCCGGCCAGCGCCAACCTTGTTAAGACCAATGCGGTCAAACGTGGTGCGATGGATCCGCGGGACTATGAAATCATGCCGTACACCCTGGGGGATAAGGAAGGCTACGCACTGGTCCGCAAGGGCAGCCAGGTAGCCGCCAAACTCCAGTCTGAAGGGGCTGAACCAGTCGAAACCGCAACAGACCCGACGCGCCAAGTACTGACGGATGACAAGCGCAAATCAGAAGAGGGTCTAACGCCGGCCGGGCTTCCGGTCAACGGCTATTCAGTTGTGGTGTTCCATGAGAAGCCGCACCAGGACCTGCAGAACGATGTCATTCTTGGCCACAACACTGAAGTGATCCAGTGTCAGCGTGGCGTGGAAGTCATCATTCCGAACAAGTACTTGGGTGTGGCGGATGACGGGATATTCCGGAAGTTTAAGGTTATCCCTGGTGAAGATCGCAAGGTATCAAGCGTGATTCAGCACTACCCGTACACGCGGATCCGTGAAGCGACGAAGGAAGAGTATGACGAGTTTGTATCAGTCATGCGCGACCTGCGCCGCACGGCCTAGCGTTTACGGTATGTCTGTGGGCTGGTGGAGGTGGAGGGCATGAGAAGTGTCGAAACTCACAAGCTATGCAAGCCTGAAAAAGCACTGGATCCCGTTATTGCCTGGGTGCGATGACGGGATTGTGCTTAATACGCTCAAGCGTGTAGGGCGCAAGTTCTGCGAAGACACCGAAGCCTGGAAAGAAGAATTCCACGAACCGCTGGTAAACTACCAGCAGGACTACCAGATCAACTACGGCTACAGTGCGGAAATCCAGCGCATTGACAGCCTGCGCGTAAACGCCGTCAAGTACCATAGCAGCTACTACGGGCTCTATGAGGGCGACACCATCCGGTTTAAGGCCTCACAGATACCGAACCAGCTGGATGACATGCTGCTGACCTGTGACACGGCCGGCACTACCACGATCGCAGACTGGAACGCCATCACAGACGGATCCTTTACCGTCGGAATCGACACCGGGACCTACTCAGTAGAGGAACTGGATTTCAGCAACGCCGTAGACATGGATGGTGTGGCGCAGGTCATGATGACCGGCTTGCGCCAGGAGCGCGAGGCCAACCAGGGCTTTATCCGCTATGACTCCGTGGGCACCCGATTCATGCTGTACGTGGATTCCGGAACCATCACCGTCCTGACCGCCGGTGCGTCCGGCACCGATATATCCGGATCCGGATACATGAACGGCCTGACCGGCGCCGGTGAAGTGTCCGGGCATATGATGGTCGATATCGCCTTCCTGCCAGACTCCGATGCCGATGACCTGGCGGACTACGTCATGGACCGCTGGGGCCTGACCATCCTGGGCGGCGCGGTCGCAGAGCTGGCAGCACAGCCCAAGAAGCCCTGGACGGATCCCAGCGTGGCAGCAGACCAGAAGCGCGTCTACAAACGCGGCTGGGTGCGGGCGAAAGCTGAGAACGATTTACAGAACAAGCAGGCGCTGAGCGCCTTCATGTGGGACGGGTGATATGAACCGAGCTCCAAAACTCTTTGCCGTGACTTTTGTGATATGCTGCCTAATGCCCGTGCTGGTAACTGCGACAACCCTCTATGAGTCAAGGCCCCGGGAAACCAATGTGGTCTATTACGACATGGGCGCGGAATCGCAGTATGACCTGGCACCGGCAGCGGGCAGCACACCCGAATACTGGTTTTACCTGTGGCTGGATGAAAACACCCAGTTCAATCCGACGAGCTACACAGCCAGGCTGCATTTCTCCGATGAAGAAGACGTGGACAATGTCAGCGGCACAGACTTTGTCACCGGGACGTGCTACAGCAACTATGTGGTGTTCAGCTTCTCCACGAATGACCTGCAGACATCCTGGGAAGAGGGCTACAGCGCCATCACACTGACATCCGGGACTGAAGTGCATACGTTCTGCCGCGGGGTCCTGACCAGCCTGGTGGCGCCAGAGATAGGCGGCACGAACGTGTTTGCAGGTACCACCGCGATCAACTGGGCGGAGTACGGTCCCCATACGTCCGTGCTGACATCTTTTGTGTTATTGGCGGGTAGTAACATGACTACCCGGGCTGTTGGCACGAACGGGCAGTACTACCTGGACGTGACGCTGCCGGCAACCAACAGAATAGCCGAAGCATCGAAGACCATCAGCGATACGCTGCCAATCGGGGTGACGCCAACCAACATCCCGGCCTGGCATTCTGTGAGATCAGATAGCGGTTATGCAGTGAGCGCCACCAATATGGTTGTCACGAACGCCGGTAGCTACACGCTTACGTTCACCGGGGCCATTGGGTTGCCTGCTGCAGCAACGTACTTTGCCGAGTTTTTCACCAATGGCGTACAGGCAGTGGACGCAGGGGGAAACGATATCGAGGCAGTAGCGCTCAATGTTATCGGTGGATTTACCAAGAGACTGCACACCACGAGAACCATAACTTTAGGAGCCAACACCGACTGCGAGTGGCGCATGCGGTGTGCTACGGCCGGAACGGTAACATTTTACGATGCTGTGTGGAGAATAGAAAGCAACTAAGGAGCATACCTATGAAGACCATCCTGAACGTCATTAACGCATCCCTGGCCATCGCCCTTGTCGCCATGATCATGCTGATTGCCGCGGTCCCGGCCCGTGCCGACACGGCCCTTGTCCTCACGGCGTCCTGGGCGGCCGACCAGCACTTTGTGACGAACACCACGTCCGCCAAGTGGATCTACGCCATCACGCTGAACGGGGCCTTCACGGGTACCAACCAGTGCGAGATAGCCGTGAACAACGGCTTTGGCTACTACATCCTGGAAAGCGAAAGCACCACCACCAACACCCTTCAGCACCGGGGATGCCCGTCGCTGAAGTGGGAAGCTGGCGGCATCATCCGGTTCACCGTGACCAGGGCCGGGTCCACCACGAACTTTCACGAAATCATACTGGATAACGCAAAATAAGCGGGGGCATCATGAAGAGATTATTTGCGGCAGGTATTGCCGTTCTTATGACGGCAGGCGTGTGCTTTGGGCAGTGGGGCTACTCCGACGGGAAGCCTATTCTGAGCGGGGATTTCTCCGGAACCTGGCAGGGGTACAGCCCTACGGACTTCTTCAGGATCAACTTCAACAACACCGCAGCGGCGGGTACATTGAACACGTTTGCCGATGTTGCGGTGACAGGGACGGCTGACCTCCAAGGCGGCATCATAACCAACAGCGCGGGTTCAGTCATCACCTCAGCGGTGCCGTTGGTTGCAAGCAGCGGGCTGACTCTAGGAGATAACATTAACATGGGCGGCAACTCTATCACCAACATAGGAACCAACTCACTTGTGTTCAGCAATGGTGACAA